CAAGGCGAGAATCTTGCCTCGATGCTTGAGGTGAGTACGGATTACAAGCTTGAGATCTTGTGAGACCTCTGCATGTCCCGAAAACTTGCCGTATTTCTGGCCACGTTCCTGCAATGTTCCTTCCACGTCTGACATACGTTTCCTTTTGATTGAGTCTCCGCAAGCAGCCAACGCTTGCCTAGTTGCCGAACAGCACGAACCCACTGACGCTGGTTGTGCCGGTTTACATCCCGTGAAACCGAACTGCTGTTCCACAGCTTTCTAACAAGTCTCAGGGCTTTTGTATTCATGATTTGGCGGGGGTGTCGGGCTCACCCGAACTTACCTTTTCAGACCCCCATATCTGTTAGTCGATCATAGAGTCAATGATGTCATTGCGACACGTCATCACCAAGCGGCCCAATTGCTCAAGGCTCATGAGACCCTTCTCCACCTTGTTGCACGCCTCAACAAAAGTTGGCGTATCGTTCTCCATCTCACCGGAAACATCATCAATACGAAATTCAGCAATGAACTGAAATTCCTCTTCATATTCCTTTTCGTCTTGTTCCATTTGGTCAAGGTACTTGTTGGTCTGGGTGGTGATGTAGCACATTTCGGAAGCTCCGGGTTGTGTGTTGCGATGGGTTCAATTGTGAGTGCGCTCACATTCCATGTCAAGGTGTTCTAGGATAAACTCCCCAATTTGTTGCTTTGCGTCATCACATCCCTTCGCGACAAGGCAATGATATTGGTTGGCCTCAAGGTAGCCGATCCAGTCTTTCTGATCCTGGCTCAACACTCCACCCTTCTCCCGCTTCATCTCCACCCAAAGCCCCCAGGCTGGGATGAAAAGATCCGGAACACCCCTGCACACTCCCTCAGACTTCAGACGTGTTGCCGTTGTGATCGTCCGAGCCCCTCCGTTTGGAATCGCAAAAATGCGGGTGCCTGGAAAGCTCTTGCGGAACCAAGACACAAATTCCCGTTGCTCCTCGTGTTCTGTTCTTATTCTTTCCATTGTTCCGTTCCTGTTCAAAATGGGATCTCCTCAAACCAACTAGGACACTGATCTATTGACCCTGCAAAATCCTTCGGCACTTTTTCATCAAACATAGTGCAGTAATCGTGCTCGGCGAAATGGTCGCATGTGTAACAACATTTCGGCGGGTACAAGCCCTTCTTTGCTTCCTTGATCTTCTCTCGGTACACCTGGACAACATGCGGCTCACTCATTGGCCCTCCATTCTCGGTTGATGACACGAACAAACTTACCCTCTTTGCGATACTCCACCGCACTAGGCGGCTTGGATTGCGTCATGATCTTGGCGCAATCATCTAGGTCCTCGTGAGACCCAATAGGCGCACCAGATTTTCTGGCCATGTCCATAAACGTCCTGATCGCTTTTTCTCCCGCATAACCATCATGCGTGACTGTCAGATATTCGGTAACCGGACGATCGCTCAAAGCGCCGTAATACGTGATTGCAAACATCTCTTTGCCAGAGGCCTTGCTTGTGTGCTTACGCCAGATCCAAGACCTTACGGACATCTCTGTGCCCTCAATGCCCATAATATCGTCAACGTGCAGCGTCAGGGGCTTTTTTTCTGGTTCAGGGAACGGTGCGCCACAAGCTGGGCATTTCCTGGCCGAGATTGGGCACAGCTCGTTACAAGATTCGCACAACTTTACCGGGGTCTCACCATTGCCTGAGCCTGCCTTTTTTGGCGGCTGCACTGCTGTTATAGGGCCATGTGTCGCCACTACACCAGCAAAGTCAAGAACTAGGCAATTGTCGGTGTGGCTCTTGGGGCGCATCCCTCGGCCTGCCATCTGAACGTAAAGGCTTGGGCTCATGGTCGGGCGCAGCATGGCGACTAGATCAATATCAGGGTAATCAAACCCCGTCGTTAGCACGTTCGCGTTAGTCAGCGCCCTGATTTGCCCGGCTTTGTAGAGCGTCAAAATGCGTTCACGCTCCGCTTTCGGCGTATCCCCTGTCACGCACTCCGCAACGATCCCAAAGCTTTGCAGCACGTCTCGCACGTTCTCAGCATGTCGCACCCCGGCGCAGAAGAACAACCAAGCTTTACGATCTCCCGCCCTGGTGATGACCTCCTGCACAATCGCTCGGTTTTGTGCCTCGTTGTCCACGGCGGCTTGCAGCTCGCTTTCAATGTACTCACCGCCACGTTTGCGAACCCCAGATACGTCCAGGCGCTCAGCGGTTACCTTGGATCGGAGAGGAGCGAGAAACTTGCGTTTGACCAGTTCATCAATGCTTACCGGTTCAATCAGGTCGGAAAAAATAGCAGGCGCGTCAGTGATTAGCCCGTGTCCAAGCCTCCAGGGAGTGGCGGTAAGGCCAACCACACGAAGATTGGAATTGATGTCTTTCAGGTCGGCCAGCAGCCGCCGATAACCGCCTTCGTCCTTGTGGCCAACAAGGTGGCACTCATCAATAATGACCAGATCAACGTGACCAATCAGATGGGCTTTGTCCCTCACCGACTGAATTCCTGCAAAAGTTATCGGCTCCCCAAGTTGCCTCCGTCCAATGCTTGCGCTATAAATACCCATTGGCGCTCCCGGCCAGTGGAGTCTCATTTTCTCCGCGTTTTGCTCAATCAGCTCTTTCACATGAGTGAGCATCAGAACCCTGGTCTCAGGCCAGTTCTGCAAAGCATCCTTGCACAGAGCCGCTACGATGTGGCTTTTCCCTGAGCCAGTCGGAAGCACTAGGCAAGGATTGCCCTCGTTACCGTTGCGGAACCATTGATAAAGATGGTCGATCGCGCGCTGCTGGTAGTCACGGAGCATTACCCGCCCTCCGGAAACATCATTTCCAAAGCATCCGCCACAGCCTGTTGAATCACCGGCCAGTTATTTCTATCAATCCAGGCTCTGATCTCAATGCTGGCGGCAGACTCATCTACTAGTTCCATCGTAAAAACGGCGATGTCATCTTCATCAAATGCATCCATTTTTGGGGGCGCTAGTTTGATCTTCATGCTGCTTCCTTTTGTTGTGTCTGCTGTGCTTTCGGTTTCCGGGTGACCAGCGTAGAGTCTCCTGCCATCATCTGTATCAACTTTAGTTGTTTCCGCTTCTGTCGGTACCGTTGAGATTTTTCAACGTCAGTCAGTATTTTCTTTTTTGCGTCCGGTTTTGATCCAAGCTTGTAAATCCTAATGGGATCTTTTGATTCTGATCGCTTGTCCCATTTACAGATATGCAGCACCCCTTTTCTGTACATCTCGCGGGTGTAATGCAGAACGGTCACGTAGTGCAGGCCCGTTTCCTCTGCTAGTTCTTGGCATGTATAGTCGCCTTCCATCAAATGCTTCATTAACTGGGCCATCATCAGAGCATTGACTTTGATGATTTTGCGGCCCTGTTGCAGGGTGGGGCAGGTCTTGGCATGTGATGTCCTCAGAATTTGATATTGAACCCGATATAGTTCGGTGCAACGACGATGCTAGAACCACAGCCTGCGGCGGCAGTCACAGCGAAATCCCTGAACGATTGTGTATGACGGTCCCTGTGCTGGCTGTCGTAAATCTCTTTTGCCAGCCCTACAGCGGCAGCGGCGGCGCAACCATAGCGCCAGTCGTCCGTGATCTTTGTGAACACTGCTCCGGTCGTAGCACCTACGACAGCGTGTTGCCACTTGTCTTTACCGCCCCAGGACTCGGCCTGGGCTTGTGTGGCAAACAGCAGTACAAATGCAATCATTGTTCTCATTTATCCGGCTCCTTGTCGTTCAAAACTTGCTGGTAATTCATCCCGGCATCAAAGCCTTCTAAGAAGGCCCTAGCTCTGATCAGACGGGCAAACTTTCTAAGCTTCTCAAAGTCCTCATCTAAGAAGCCGCATTCCCAGGCAAGTTGGTCTATTGAGTCTTCTTTCATTTCTCACCTCTTAGCTTGTTTGATCGCTCGATGGTGCACGCTGTAAATCCATGTACCTAACCTAAAACCGATTCCAAGCCCAAAAAAAACCCCACTCAAGAAATCAAGTAAGTTCATTCCTCACCCCCTATTCCTGATTGCTCTTGCGATTCGTTCGGCTTCGTAATAGTCAGCTTCGCCGAAAAAACAATCATCCTTATGGTCTTCTGCAACCTTTGCACACGCCTCACGTTCAACAGCAGCGACTAAGGCGGCGAAGCGTTCAAGGTACCCAACATCAATTAGCGAAAGCCCCGTCATACCAACATCTTCCGCCATACGGATAATGTCGTCTCTGTTCATTTTTCACTCACTTCTTTGTTGGCAAGTTCACATATCTTTTCAGCAAGCCGGTCAGTAGATTGTTCACTTCCCTGCCACGTCACGATGCAGATTTCTCCGCCATCGTCAACTATTCGCACATGCATAAAACTCGCAATGTTTGATTTGTTAGCCGGTGCCCATTTACTCATTTTTTGCCCCTTATAAATACCAAGTTTGCAGCAGCTTCTACGATTGCTCTCCTAGTAGCCTGATATGCATCGTCAGCCGTTGCCCCCGTCAAGTCCCCGAACCTTACATAAACTTTGCTTTCTTCATTTAGCGGCTCAGAGTTCCATACAATTACAAGCTGCTCGCAAGGAATTATTTCAATAAGAAACCCCAATTGAACCGCAGTTCGCAAAGCGTCGCCGTCGTCTTGAAGGGGGTCAAATAATCCTCCGTACTTGTCTAACAACACCCCGCCCAAATCTAAATTCGGTTTGATACCAATAGCTTGAGCTGCGAGAACCGTCAGTTCTCTATCTGTCATTTTGTCTACGCTATTCATTCCTTCTCCCCTATCCCGTGTGCTCGCTCCAGGTACCGAGCAAACAGCACGGGGTTTATTCCGATCTTTCCGTACACTTCAATCGTGTGCGAATCCCACAGCTTGCGTATCTCGTCGTCCGTCAGCGGCTTTCGCTGGGGTGGGTGCGTGTAAAGTAGCGTATGTGGAGGACGCCAGCCCTCTGTTTCTGGCATTGGATAAATATCACCATCCCGATCCATCCACGCCACCGGCTCCTGTTCAGGCTGCGCTAGTGCTTCACGTAATTTTGATGAAGATTTTGATCTTCCCAGAGCATCTCGAAGAATGGTTTCAGCCTCCTCCGCTCCTTGGAAATTAGGATGTGATAACGCGGCTAATGCAATCTCCGCTGCCTCTCGTAGTGTTGTCATACCACCCCCTTTATTAGTTGCTCACTGCTCACAGCTTCACCCCCAGGCTCACCATTCACCACTTCGCGCCCATCAACAAGATAAACCGCTCTCCACCCGTTCTCATCACTGCCCTTCATCTTCCACGGCACCATATCAGGGTGCAGGACGTGAGACGAACAACCTTGATGCTGCCAGTCCTCGGGGATGTCATTGCCCCATTTCGCACACTCCCAATTGCCTGCCGCGGTTGCTGTTGAATGCGCGCATGTCCGACAATTCACCTGCTCTGTAAGCTTTGTCTGATGGCAAAACTTGCGAGCTGGACAAAACTTGCATTCGTACCAAGTTGGGTCACTGCTCAAAGGCTCTGGCATCCTGTCTGCTAATGCAATTCGTCTGCCTCGATCAACCAGCTTTTCGGCTGCGTTGTGATCGTAGTGTAGCCGCTCTGTGTAAATTCTGTCATCATTTTTGCAGATGGCTACATACAAAGCTCGGTGTATCCCTAGGCCATGCATGTAGACCTGCATTTGCGCCCAATGCATCGGCTTAGACTTCTGAACACCCTGCGACAAAAAATCCTCAAAACTCTTCAGTGCATGGGTCTTGAACTCCGCAACATGTCGAGCTTTCGGAGCATCTGGAACACCAGATTCAATGATCCCGTCTACCGATCCAGACACATGCGAGCCAAAATCCACCCTGGCTTGCCCGTCTGTCTTTTTGAATACGATCCCGATAGCCTCTAGATCGCTGATGATCGTTGCCTCCTCCATCTGGCCACGTCGGAACAGCCTCAAGATCCGACCATCAAACTTTTCAATCACCGCCCACCTGAATGACAACCACAGCCACCGATCACACGGGTGACCCAGCATCGAGGCCCCCATGTGTGGCCTGGGTCGTTCTTGCGCAGCCTCGTGCGCAGCGTCTATTGCTTCAACGATTTTGTCTTTGACTATAATTTGAGCCATAATTAACCGTCTCCTCTCCTTTTGAGTTGCTAAGCCCCCATTTGCAGGGGGCTTTTTTTTGCTTACTTCTTAGCCCACGGAGGAGCGGCCTTTGCAGCGGGAGCCTCCGGCGCTGCGGTAGGCATAGAGGGAATTGAGCCGCCTTGGATGGCCTTGAAGCCTTTCACCTCGTTGCGTTCACCGTAACGGTCGTCCTCTTTGACATTCAGCTTGATGACCAAATCTTTGCCAATCAGCTGATCGGTGTCGGACAAGTGAGCCACTCCGGTTGCACGAATGAGTTCTCCGAGCTGCTGCATCCCGATTTTTTCGGTTTCCGGGTTGGCATTCTTGATGTTGATCATCCCCCAGACTGCTCGGCCTTGGTGGGTCGGGCCTGTGACTGTGTACATGAGATTAATGTATTCGCCGGTGCCTGACTTTGTTGGCTTGACCTCGGCGCGGCTAATCGTTGCCGAGTACCATCCGGCAGGAAGAACGCCGTAATTGTTCGTAGGTTGTGGAAGTGATTCAACAGAAAAAGATTGTGATAAGCGAGCCATGATTAGTCCTTTCTGGTTATGGCGTATGACGGCCTTCCGGCCGTTGTGGTAATGGCGTCCAGCAAGGGAGCAGTGATTGACTCATGAGCAGCCTTCCAGGCTGTCATGTTAATCTCAGGCTTCCATCTGAACAGACTGCCCAAGTGCTCGGTCAAACCGGATTCCTGGGCAAGTTCTTGCAGTTTATCAGCATTGATCTTTCGATCAAGCCTCCCAACTATCTTTATTTTGTACTGTCCTGCATCTTCGTTTTTAGTGCCTTCAAGGTCCTTCGGGATCGCCAGAGACTGGGTGAGTTGATCTTCTATCTCTCGGCGTCTTGCTATTGCCTGAGCTTCGAAAGCTTTCGCCTCCTCCCAGTCGCTCGCCAGTTTTTCTAAGTTTGTCATAGATACCTTCCTATCGTTGCGGCCGCATTTACGATCGCGGTGCGTGTAGCGGTGTACGGATCTTGGCCGCTCTCCGGCCCGTAAAACTCCGCCATCCTTTCATCTCGGTCGGGCTGGTGATAGATGTTTCCAGACACATCCACCGCGTTCAGGTTCCAGTGATGCCTGACACTGAATTTCAGTGCGACCATGAGCCTGAATGCATCCCTATCGTCACGTAGCGGATCCCATTTCGTGAAAGATGTCGGGGCACCGTATCCGTATGAGCCCACCTCATGGTTGAACCAGACATCCAAGCCAACAGCACGACCAGCGAGTTTTAGCGTTTCTTCAGTCATTGCAATCCCCAAGGTCTTCCCTGGCACGTATCTTCTCTGCAAGATCTTGGGCAGCAAACGCCTTGCCACCCGTAAAGTTGTCCCTCGGAAACTCCGTAGGGTCTTCTTGCATTGCATAGTCGTCGCACATCCTAGCTATCTGTTCACGCTCAATGCGGGCTATTGCTTGAGCGAATTTAATAGCGATCAGACCCCAATCCTGGTCTTGATTTTGGAGCTGGGTGTACTGCCAGATCTCGAAGATGTCGTGCCGGTTCATGATTGTTTTTAGGTCTCAATTTTTTTAATAATCGCCCCAAGATCAGGGCCTTCCCACATCTCTAACTTCCCACTTCTATCTTTGGCGAGCCAAAGCCCGTCAGAGTCGCACATTAGAGCCCGTTGTGTGTTTCCTTCGGCGTCGCGTTCCACCCGAAGCGCTAGCACTTCGTCAAAAAAGTAGGGTAACTGTTGGCCAGTTTTGTTGCCGGGCATACTTGGCGAATAGAGAACCCTACCCATTTCGTCTTGGGTCTTCTCAAGCTTCGCACTCATGTAAACGTGACGGCCTGGAAGGTCGCGGAACGCTCTTATGATGTCCGCCATCTGTTCCTGCATTGCGCCATAAGCCTGCCGTGGGTCTTTTGTTGCCTTTTTCTCTGCGTTCAGTACGACCTCTGCTATTTCGCTGATTGAATCCAAGGCCACGGATTGAAACTCTTTGGCCTCCGCAGATTCTGTTATCCACTGCCAAGCCTCCCGCAGGCTGGCCATATCCGATATTTCTATGTAGGGCACATCCGCCCCTGCAATCGAGAGCAAGCCGCCCTCGGCACTTAGGACTATAGGGGCGGGCAGGGTCGGTATGAGCGAAGTCTTACCCGCTCCGGCCTGACCGTAGACCAGAAGCTTGACGCCGGATGCTGCAAGTGACTTGGTGGTTTTAAGGTTTATTGCCATTTTCATATCTCCTAGAAAGGCGCTGGTGGCGCGGGTGGTAAAGGTTCCTCACGGAACGGGGTTGGTTTTGGTTTCGGGAGCGGGTTCCCTTTGTACGTCGGGAAGGGCCAATTGGGAGGTGGTTTATCCATGTGATAGGGGCTTAGAGCCCCCCTCCTTTATTTTGATGTCGTCTTTACCGAGTAGACCGCTGTGGTCTTGGTGTGGGCGGCTACCACATCGGACCCGATGCCTTGGGCGGCACACAAAGCCTTCCAGTCGGTTGTGGCCCGGTTAGACTCAATCACGGTAGAGCGGAACAACACGCCCTCGTGCACTCCGCCAACCTCTTTCATGGCGGCCTTGATGGTCTCGGCCTTTTTTGTCAGAACGTCAATCTCAGCCAGCAAAGCACCGAGTTGATCGGCTTGCGTCAGTTGCAAATCGTTGTTCTTCATAGTGTTTCCTTTTGTTTGTCGCACCGTCAGGGAATCTGTTCGTGCGATGTGTGTATTTTGGGGCTTGACTGTGAGCCTGTCAACACCCCAGAGTTAAATTATTTAAAAAGGTACATCCTCAATTTTGCACTGAACCCAATCCTTAGCCCACTCTAATGCGTCCTCCATTGAATCGCATGTGCCGATCAAGGTAGAGCGAGTCGGATAGTCGCTGGACCAGATAAGAACGTAGTCGCCCACCGTCGAGGCGTAGACTTTGTAGAAATCCTGGCTGTAGATCAATTCCATTTCGTTCTCCTTTTTTACCTGCACCGTCGGCGATTCCGTTCGTGCAGTGTTGACAATGTAAAGGATTGCACGCCACAATGTCAACACCCAAACAAAAGGAGAGATAAAAATGTTGTTGAGCCTAGAACAGATCAAAGTGGCCCTTGCTGATCGGCGCATCAGTGCAGTAGCAGCTGCCACCGGCCTGCACGCAAACACGCTGCACCAGATCAAAAAGGGTCGGCAGACCAACCCCTCATTGCGCACGCTCACGATTCTGAGCGATTATCTGATCCGTCAAACACAACCCATAACACTCTGACCAAATGGCTGATCTAACGCACATTCTTGGAGGCCCTTGGTCTCCCCCCCAGGAAGTCGCCCCGCTCCCGATCGAAGTGCAGTTCAGTAGAGCTATTGAAGAGGCCGGCCTTGATGCTCCCGAGCAGTTCATTCTTGACGGTCGCATCCACCGTTTCCGCTCCGGTAGCAGCAGGAAAACTCTAGACCGTTCGGGCTGGTATGTCGGTCACTTGGACGGCATACCCTGCCTGACTTTCGGGTGTTGGAGAGCCAATCTGACTCAGACAGTCAAAGCGGACATCGGTAAAAAGAGGTGGACCCCAGCTGAGGAAATGGCCCACATCGCTCGGATCAACGCGGCAAAGCGCCTCCGGGACGAAGAAATAGAGCGGGATCGTTCTGTAGCCGCGTCAACCGTCGAGACAATCTGGCGAGACGGCGCCCAGGCAAGCCCAGATCATCCATACCTCAAGCGCAAGGGTGTCCAACCTCACGGCGCCAGAGTGACAGGTGACGGCAGGCTGATGGTCCCTCTATTCTCAGAAGATGGCGAGCTTTCAAGCTTGCAGTACATCAGCGAAGACGGCGGGAAGTTGTACCACACAGGCGGACAGACAGGAGGGCGCTTCTGGATCATCGGCACCCTTGATCACCCGGGAGTGCTTTACGTAGCAGAAGGATTCGCCACAGCAGCCACAATTCACGAAGTCACCGGCCGCCCATGCGTCGTTGCGTACAGCGCAAGCAATTTGATCCCGGTCACCGGCTCACTAGTAGAGATGCACCCAGGCCAGAAAATAGTGATAGTGGCTGACAACGATAAATCAGGGGTCGGGCAGCGTCACGCGGAACAAGCCTGTGCTAAGTACGGGGTGACATACATCATGCCCCCAATCGAGGGCGACGCAAACGACTACGCACAGGCGGGGCACAATTTGAGCCTGTTGCTCAACCCCCCCCAAGAGTCTTGGCTCATCCCCGCCGATGACTATTGCCAAAAGCCTGCCCCAATCAGGTGGCTGATAAAAGGGTGGCTACAGTCTGATGCTCTTATCATGATCCACGGTCCCAGCGGTGGCGGGAAAACTTTCGTAGTCCTAGACTGGTGCCTACGCCTAGCCAGCGGAATGCAAGAGTGGGCAGGCCATCGAGTCAAGCCAGCCAAAGTAGTCTACTTGGCCGGAGAGGGCCACCACGGTCTACGTGCCCGAATAGCAGCATGGAAGCAGCATCACGAAGCCGGCAGTCTAAGCATGTGGCTCAGCCGCTCCGGGTGCGACCTGAATACGCCAGAAGGCTATCTGTCCACCTCCACCCACCTAAAACAACTCTCCGAACCCCCCGATCTCATCGTCATTGACACTCTTCACCGTTTTCTATCCGGCGACGAAAACAGCGCCCAGGACGCTAAAACAATGCTTGATGCATGTGCGCAACTCATGCGTGAGTTCAACTGCTCCGTCTTGCTAGTCCATCACACGGGAGTCAGCGAAGAAGCTCAGCACCGAGCCCGAGGATCAAGCGCGTGGCGCGGAGCACTTGACATTGAGGTGAGCATCATTCCAGCAAAAGATGACGCACCCATGCAAATCGTCCAGCGCAAAGCCAAGGACAGCGAATTCGCTCCCGAGGTCTTCGCACGCATTCAATCCGTCCCAATTAATGGGTGGATCGACGAAGACGGCGAACAGGTATCTAGCGCTGTGATTCAAATAGTAGATAAACCAATATCTGATAAGGGGGATAATAAGTTAACTAAACACAGAAAGTTATTTCAGAATGCCTGGGAAGCAGCAGGTAAGGAAACCAGAGCCGGGCAACCGTACTTGAGCCGGTCCGGGTTTATCCAATATCTGATTGAAACCCTTGAATTGACCGAAGCATCGGCTCAGATGTACGCCAGACCCGCAGCCAAAGGCAAGCCAATCGGGGAGCTACTGACCGGGCAGATCATCGGGCACTATGAGCATGGGTGGATCGTTTTGGACACCGTGCAAGCTTCGGCTATGTTGTTAAGAGCATAGTAACTCTCAGCGTAACAGCGTAACTTTTGCGTAACTGTTACGCAGTTACGATATGTGACAGGGATGACATTTTTGCGTAACGTAACGTAACTCCCCCCTTTAGGGGAGTTACGCTGTTACGCTAAATTCAGTGGGCCAATTACGGTACGGTAAATTTTTAAGTTAGGAGGCACTAACATGTCGTTTGAAAAACGAAAACAAGAAATTTCTGGGTGGGGTGGGGCTAGGCCTGGGGCGGGTCGAAAGCCGTTCGTTCCGACCGAGGAGGATCGTGAGCTCGTTGAGAAATACGCAGGCCTTGGATTGTCGCAGGATCAAATCAGCGCGTTGATTCAGGATGGGATTGCGAAGAATGTATTACTAGAAAATTTCCCGAGAGAATTGGAATTAGGAAAAGCAAAAGCACATGCGAAGATCGGCGGGAAGCTTTTTCAGAAAGCGATGGACGGCGACACGGCTAGCCTCATCTGGTGGACCAAAACGCAAATGCGTTGGGCAGAAACTCAGAAGCACGAAATAGTACAAACTACTATTAGTATCAATGGCGCATTAGAATCTGCTAAAAATAGGGTATTAAGTGCAGATATTACGGATGTGGTGGCCAGGGAGTTGGAAGCGCCAAGCATCGAGGGGGTGCCCCTGGAAGCGCCTAGGGAGCTCATAGACGCAAAAAAGCCCTCGGGTGAGGGCTTGGGCGGGGAAGGGGAGGTTAAGGGCTCTGACGGGCCTTAAATCGATCCAAGAGGCGCCACGCTTTGACTACGGCAACTTGGTCAATGGTGGCGCACCCCCCCGCTGATCGGACCAGTGCCTCAAGGACCTGGATGGCCTGGGTGTAGGTGGGCATCCCGTCTGCATCGAGGCGCTGATCTACTTCTGGGACGATGTATGCCGCGTCGCCCCAGGTGCTGAACCTGAGGCCGCAGGATGTGCAGGCTAGTCGGCGACGTGTGGTGCCCTTACTGGGGCTCTGGCGCGTTTCCAGCACTTTGGAGGGGCTGGCGCATTGTGGGCAGGGGGTCATCTGTAAAACTCCCTCTCGATCACGTGGACCGGGACGTTGAATGCATGTGATGTAAGGATCACGGCTATGCGGAAGGGGTGGCCATCCCGAAGGAGGGCCAGGAGGTGGGCAGTGCGGGTTTGGCTCATAAGTAGGCAAGAAGGAGTGCTGCGCCAATGAGGCCCAGGATGGCTGCAAAGGCTAGGTCGGCCAGGATTTGAAGGAGTGGGCGTTTCATGGGGTGCTTTCGTTGGAGAGGCCGAAGCCCCTGGGTGTTAGGCGGCAATCAGGTTTGTAAACAAGCCACGGCCGTGGTTCCTGCCATTGCACTTGCATTCACACTTTCCGTTATGTGATCCATTCAGGCACTTCGCGTTGCACTCGTGCATTGACGGATTAGCTTTTCTCTCGATTTGACGTGTGACAGGCAACCAATCGCCACCTTCAACAGGTCTACCGACACGCATTGAAAAACCATCGTCCTTCAATCCCTTGACTGAGGGCCAACGTTTTTTAAATTCCTGATTTGGCATGGTCGAAACCACACCAAGTTGCACTGTTATGTTGTCAACATCAGAAAAATATGCGAATCGCGCCATGTCTCTATCTCCTTGGTTGAAGGGGCCGAAGCCCCTGGGTGGTTAGGCTGATCGCGCGCCCCACAGTTTTGTGAGGTGGAAGTTGGCGCGGTAGTACGGGAGGTCGTTCACGCTAACGATTGAGACCGAAAATGAAAAGTCTCTCCAAGGCGCGTCGTACACGTAAAGGGTGTCGCCTACCACTTCGTACCAGCGTTCGGGTTTTGCTTTGCTCATGGTCGTTTCCTTGGTTAGTTGCTGCGCTGTCTGTCAGTCATGTCGCGCAGTGATTGAACTATAGCGTAGGTCTAGCGTCAGTGTCAACACATTTTGCACTAGGGAAAACACTAGGATGTTGACCTGTTGACATCCAATGGGTTGCCCACCCCTTTGCCCACCCCCCCACCTGCCTATGCTGCGTCGCTCTGCGACGCGGGCAGAACCAGCCCTGCTCGCAAAATCGAGGGGGGGGGTAGGGCCCTGCCCGGCCGGCCAAAGTGGAGGCTACCCCCACGCAAATTTTTTATTTTA